TGTGGTTCTTCCACGCCCATCGCTGAAAACAGTTCCATACCTATTTGCTCCATATTGTAAGCAGCTGGGTTCTGTTGAGCGATGGACATGATAGCATTTATTTTCGCAATCCTGTGTGCTTCTGTTGGCATGTTAGGATCGGATACAGGAATGACATCTATACTTTTTAAGTTGAAATCTTTCCTGAATACTTGCTGTGCACCACCTGCTACTTCATAGGGATACAAGTCAGGAAGATACTCAGAGTCTAACCTCGTGAGTATACGCAGGTCTTTTGTTTGTGCCGCGTGTAAACGCTTGTGCACAGCGTTGAACAGTTTTGAAGACTGCTCAAGCAGAGCCATAGTCGTACCGACCGGCCCATAGTTTGACGCATTCTCAACTATATTATCTGTTGAATCAGCAAATTGCTGAGCTAGTTTAGAAGCGTAATCCATTAAATTAAATAACGTAGATGATGGTTCTTTAAATGGTAATATCTGTAAAGACTTACCCAAGTCACCAGCAGGTGCGTTTACTTCTCTAAATTCACCCGGAGCTATTGGCTCGTCGGGGGCAAGGACACGAAGTCCGTGTGCCTTAAAACCACCCGGCAAGTTAGCAAAGGTACCAGCATCAATTAATTGACGCATGGAGGAAGTAGCTGTTTTAGTTAATCCACCAATTAAATGAATATAACCATAACCATAAAAACCTAAACCCGGAATCATTGTGTAATGAGTAAAGTACATTTTCTTTTTACGAAGAGGATCCTCTTGATCGTAGTTTCTTCTAATAGAAAGAATAATCCCTTCACTTGTCATGTGAACAACGTACGGTAGTTTGATTCCGTTTGGATCTTCAAAACCCGGTAGATCTATATTCGCATGTATTTCTAAACAATCTATATATTCATCGTTTGATCCCGGTTGAGAACTTCCAACAACTTCATCTTCTAATTCTTTTGCACCGCTTTGTTCAATGCTATAGTCTGGATCGACTTCAACATCTTTAAAGATTCCTGCAAGTTGCATTTTTTTAATTTCATTTTTAGATAACAAATATTTATGCGTATATCTTTCTGCTGTTTCTAAATCTGATGCATAGTAGTCAGTATAAAAATCTTGTGCTTTAATAAATTGTGTTACTGGTCTTTGTAATGTTGGATTCCAGTATGTTTTTTTAAATGCCGTTCCATATAATGCAACATGAAATAAAAGTTTATCTAGCTCTGGCCCATACTCTGCCATTTGCATTTGTGTTTGCCAATTTAAAAACTGACGTACACGATTTGCTTGTTCTAATTTTTCTTGAGTTTGTGTTCCCATGATTCTTGTACGAACGGGGCCTTCAGTTGGAAATAATTCTTTGTATGCTTTTGCTTGAAATTTAACTACTGATTGTGCAAGTACTGGATGTGTAACACCTGATGCACCGGGAAACGCTCCTGCCCCCTCTTCATATTTTAAACCTAAAAGATTTACACCTTCTTCAGCAATCTCATCGTATTCTTCTCTTGATTCTTTATCTTTTTCAAAACCTTCTAATAGATCTGAAGAAACTTTATCAATATCTTCTTCTGCCATTGTATCTGCTAAGTTAGCATCGAATGGCCCAAACATTTGCATAGGTTCTTCGTCCATCAAACCCATAGCTTCTGCTGCTTCTATTTCTTGTTGATCAGTAATTGTAATTTCAGCACCACCGTCTGGTGTAACTGTAACTTCTTCTGCGTCTTCTGTAGGTAACGGTGCGCTTATTGCGTCATCGTCTTCTAATTGTATTCTTTTTTCTATAGCCATGTATCCCCTTTAGTAGTATTTTCTACTTTCCCTATTATAAATCTGTTGTTCCTTTTTGTCAAGCCATGTATCACCACCATGCACAACATATCCACCATTTCGCATCCAGATTAATGCTTGTGTTAGCGTATCCATGTAATCATCATGCATTCCTGCAGGAAAAGCTCTTGATTCATCTATAACTTCCATTGCCCAATCCTTTCGAAAGGGGGCAAATATACGTCTATTATGAAACAATGATGTAATGGAGTAAGCTCTTGCCACTTTATCTCTGTCTGGTTGAAACTCAAAGATAGGCAAACCAGTTAAACGTAAGTCTTGTATCAATGATTGCCCCGATGCTTTCTTTTCTATTAAGATTGAATCAGGATCATGCTCATTATATTTTTTAACAGCCTTTTCTCGGAGGGTCGGGTAGTCCCATCTACCTTTTTCTGCCCCCAATAAGATTAGATTAGGCATATCTAGTCCTTTTGTAAAGACACCCCACGTTGTAACTGCAGAATAGTCGGCTGTTGTACGTGTAGAGAACGCTGTATCCCATGATTGTATAACATAATCACAGTCAGGTGGGTCGGGATGCTCCCAATTTTGCCACCAATCTAGTTTTATTATGTTTCCTTCCTCCGCAGACGGCGCTTGTCCGTACAATGCGTCAAATTTAAAGGGTGGTGTGTTGTTTTTGGTACGAATTATCTCCTCAGTTGACCAATGAAACCCATCTTCGGTGTCTGCTTCTGGCCAAAACGACTCACCAAGTTTTAAATTAGTATAATTCTTGGACAAATATCCTTGATTTATTAATTTTTCCCGCGCTTCTTCTAACTGTTCTAAAGAATCTGTGTTATTTAGGGCAGGAATACGAACTACTTCCCATGTATCAGCCATAGGAGACGTGTCTTCTAGTTCTAAAAGGTGTCCTGCTAAGTCTCTTTCATGCCATCTTGTCATAACAACTACAATTTTACCGCCGGGCATGAGTCTTGTACGTAAACCTGAAGCATACCATTCATTCAAGGCTTCTCTTCTAGCTTTTGAAAAGGCATCTTGCTCTGATATTGGGTCATCAATAATAGCTAAGTGTGCACCAAAACCTGCAATACCTGAACCAGAACCGGCCGCGAGGAACGAGCCTGCATCTTTTCCTTTATGTTGTATACTCCAACTGTTTGCAGATCTGTTATCTTTACGAATATTTATTTGCGGGAATATAGATTTATACTGAGGCGTATTAACAATATCACGAATAGCGCGGCCGAACCTTGTGGCTAAATCGTCACTGTGTGATACCGCAATTTCTTGCCAGTATGGATTTTTTCCCAATGCCCACGCAGGAAAATATGTTGACGTGATTAATGATTTACTAGAACGCGGGGCAACAAATACCATGAGGCGATCTGATTCGCTGTTTGCTATTTTCATGAGTTGATCACATAATAATCGGTGATGCGGCCCAACACTAAAGGCTGGGTTCATAATCATAACAAAAGCTAAGAGATCTTCTCTTGCTTGTTGAACGGCCACTCGGGTGGCGGCGTTTCTATCTTCTGTCGTTAATGACATACACTTCATCTCCCCAAATTACCAGTTGCGAGAAAACGTCTTGCGGTGGATTCTTTGGATCATATATGTCTAAGTTTGGATGTAGTACCATGTTGACGTCTCCTGTTACGTTTATTGTTGGCATTAAAATTTTTTACTATAACCTATTGTTACTTTATCTTTTCCTATGTCGACAGATAAACCTTTTGGTATAGATTTTTTAATTTTTTTATAACCCGGTACTTTTTCTAATTGTTTGTCTGTTTTATTTTTGACAATATTTTTTAGATTAGATATTGGGTTACTTGTTTTATCGTTTGTTGTAAAGTTAGACATTATCCACTCGTGCTTCTTTCAATATATAAAATATTCATAGACGCAGATACATCAAAGTCTACAGATGCTGAACTTGACTCTGCTCTAAATTCAATATCTGTTTTTTCTGTTAATGTAAGGGGAAAACTATAGTTCTGTAGATGATTGCCATCTGTTAATACAATTACTTCTTTTGTGTTAAATACTCCACCATGTGGTCTTGTCACTAACAAAGTTTTTAAAACAGCACGAGTATTTGAACTATTTCCTGTTGAGATATTTGTTTGATAAATATAAGCGTCATAGTTTGCGGGTACTGTCCAAAATGTTTGAAGACTTTGGTTTGTGCCATCTCCATTAATTGTTGTATAAACATTGGCAGGTACACCTGTAGTCACTGTTCCTGTTCCTACATAAATAGTTCC